TGCAGATGGGTACTGAGGGCGCAACAGAAGCCGCGATTAAGTGGCCGAAGTTAGACCAGCGTAAAGCCGTGGTGGGGTTCATAGTAGTTAACCCAACGGGTACGGGCGACTTCGTGGGCGGCACAACCCCTCTCGATGATGCGACCGTGGTACCGAACGCAGCTTACGTCAGCCCTGTCGGAGCATTCGACCCTGCGGTACTGACCGGCGCAGCAAGTCTGTAGACCCGCAGCAAGTCTGTAGACCCGCAGCAACTCTAAAATATTTTAGGAGCAACAAACAATGAAACTTTCAGAAAATAAATTCGTGACAACCAAAGCAGGGTTGACCAACGGTACAGGAACTTCGTTCACCACCGCGAACGCTGTGCTGTACAGTCTGGATGGAGAGGCGTTAAGCTACGCCGCTCAGTCAAATACGGCACAACCATCGACCGATGCAAATACCGCAGCGGCGTTCGTCGGCGTACCGATTAATAAAGGCTGTATCTTTATCTATGGTGTGCAAGCTGCTGCGATTGCTGTAGTCCAAGGGCCTCTGGCCGACTTGGATGCTGGAGGCAACTTCATCCTAGCACCAGAATATCCAGCGATTCCAGAGACCTTCGTACCGTTCGCGGAATTGATCATCAAGGTAGCGTCTAACGGCTCTACTTGGACCCTCGGTTCCAGCAACTCTACGGGCGTGACCGGGGTTACTTACACCCGTAAGGACTTGATGGTACTGAAATCAAGGCTGCATACTTCGTAAGAAGTATCGAGTAGAATACGGTTATCCCGGCAACGGGATAACCAATAACTTTAACATTCAGGAAGAGACGACATGAGCCAAAATCAAAGACCAGGCAGCAGACCACAGATCACCACCAAGGACGTAGCACCGACTATTGTTAAGAACGTGGATCTGGCATCGAACATCGCACTCGAAGACATCGACCGACCAGATTTGGCGATAGCAACAGACACCAGTATGGACGACCCGGTTACTAAGAAATACGCGGAAGACCTCGCGTTCATGGAACAGGAAGTAGAATTTCTACTGCACCCCACCCAGGATAAGACTGCGCCCAATCCGATAGTAGTCGGCGTTAACGGGGTCAATCGGGTTATCTACCGCAACCAACGTTATAAGTTGGCGCGTAAATTCTTAAACGCTATGATCAGTACGGTTACTGACATAAATACACATGAATACAAAGACGGCCAGGGGCTGAGCCAAACGAGGGTAGAGACGATCACTACACCTTCCTTACAGATCCAAGTACTAAACGATCCAGCAGGCGCGGTCGGCATGGAGTGGTTCGCCAGAGCACAACACGGAACATACTAAGCATGAACCGCCTGGAACTGGCACAGACTCTCAGAAGGGATGCTGGCATATCCGGCAGCGACGACACGACCATAGACCCGAGCGGTGAGTGGGCGGACGTCGTAAGATGGATCGACCGGGCGTGGAAAGACATCCAGTTAAGAAACGCAGGTACGTGGAACTGGATGCGCAAAAGCGTGCAGTTCAACACCTTGGCGAACGTAAGCACGTACTCGCCTACAGCGGCACCGATGTCGTTAACCGACTTTGGTAAATGGGTTAACTACTCGTTCAGAGTCTACCAAGGGGGCGATGTCGGCAACCAGCTTGACCTCACACATTGGCAGAGCTACGAGTTGTTCCGCAGCTCGTACCTGATAGGCTCCCTAGTTACCGAAGCGAGCAGGCCGAACGATGTGGTTATCGCACCGAACAAATCGATCATACTTTACCCTGCACCGTCGGACACCACGTTCACTGTGACAGCGGACTACTACTCGAAACCACAAGTATTGGCGCTTGACACCGACGAGCCCGAGATGCCAGAGGAGTTTCACGAGCTGATCCTCTACCGGGCGCTAATGTTTGCGTCACAGGTAGAGGGCGCTACAGACAACTACGCGATAGGTGAGAAGGAGTTCAGGACCATGTACAACCGACTAGCGCTGGATCAACTACCACGTATGGTTATCAATCGGAGAGGGATTTGAATTTCAGGCAGATGATCAGCGACGCCTTCCCACTCGTGGGAGGGCTGGATTTAGTTACAGTACCTGCTATGGTTAAACCGGGCAGGGTGTCATCCGGCGTGAATTTCGAGCCAGACAACAACGGTGGGTACACAAAGATGAAGGGAATCGAACGCTACGATGGGCAACCAAGTCCGTCGAGCGCGAGCTACTACGTGGCGGTCGTGAGCATAACCGGCACCGTGGTTTTCGGGGATACAGTAACCGGATCGGTGAGCGGGGCGACTGGCACCGTAATATCTGTCGAGGGCACGCAGCGAATGGTACTCGCCGATGTTTCCGGCACCTTCGTGGAGGAGACCTTCAAGATCGGGGGCAACGTTCAAGGCACCGTAATGTCAGTGCTCACGGATTCAGAAACCGATGTCCGGTTGCACGCGGTCTACAAGAATCTGGCAGCAGACGTATACCGAGCGGTTATACTAGAAGTGCCGGGTTCTGGTCCGGTTCGTGGTATTAAGTACTATAAAGGCGAGAAGTACGCGCTCAGGGACAACGCAGGGGCGACAGCTTGTGTGCTGCACAGGGCTACACCGACGGGATGGCAGGCCGTGTCCTTTGGGCGTGAATTACAATTCGATGGCGCTGTCGGACAGATATCCGACGGGGACACGGTAACCGGACTTACATCGAGCGCGACAGGTGTGGTTAAGCGTGCTCTGTTGAGATCGGGCACCTGGTCGGCTTCTGGTGTCGGCACCTTGGTGTTTGACTCGATTACGGGTGCATTCCAGAATAACGAAGCGGTGCAAGTAGGAGGTGCAACCAAAGTCACAGCAAACGGAGCGGACACCGCAGTATCACTCGCGCCTGGGGGTAAGTTCGAGTTCGAGATCATAAACTTCTTCGGGACCGCAGGTACAGAACGCCTATACGCTGCCGATGGTGTGAACCTAATGGGCGAGTTCGACGGCACCACTTGGGTGCCTATACGAACCGGCACCCCTACCGATGCGCCGAAGTTTATAAAAGAGCACAGGAAGCATTTACTTTGTTCCATACTCGGGTCTTTGTTTGTATCAGCTATCGGGAACCCCTACACCTATTCAGCCATCCAAGGCGCTGCAGAGGTGGGGACAGGCAGCTTGATAACCGGCCTGTCCCCCGAAGTCGGCGATGGCAATTCAGGAGCCATGTTGGTGCTCACTGATCAGCGTTGTTTCATGTTGTATGGCAATGACGTATCAGACTTCAGTCTAGTACTTCACTCACCGACAAGCGGGGGCAAGGCCTACACAGTGCAGAACCTGGGCTACTCGCACTTCTTGGGGAGCAGGGGCGTGACCCAACTCATGGCCACGCAGTCATTTGGCAACTTCCAACTTAATGTTCTCACAAAAGACATCCAACCGCTGATCGACCAGAAGCGGGGCATGGAGATATCCAGTTGTGTGATAAGAAACAACAATCAATATTGGCTACTGTTTAACGACGGTAGCGGAATTATTATGCAGGTTGTCCAGAGCAATAACGTCAACGCACCCACCATAGGCCCTGCCATGTCGTTCGATTATGGCACCGATAGGGTTATGAACGTAATCGATTCATTCATCGATGTGGATGGCGTAGATCGCGTTCTGGCGGGCGCGACAAATGGGTTCGTCTACGAGCTCAACAAAGGCACAAGCCTCGACGGCGATTCAATGCGCTTCAACCTGATTTTACACTTCAATCACTCGAGATCACTCAGGGTTCGTAAGAACTATCGCCGTACCGTATTTCACGTAGAAGCGCAGGGTTATGCCGAGTTTAAAGTAGGACACGACCTCGGCTTCGGTAAACGGGGCATCAGACAATCTCGCTTGCAGGAACAGGTGATGAGCGGCAAGGGAGGGTTCTGGGACTCTTTCGTGTGGACAGAGTTCGTGTGGGACACCCCAATGGTAGAAGAACTAAATGTTTATACACCAGGGAATGGTGATAGTATCGCGCTTATAGTGGCCGGAGACAGTGAGATAACCGAGCAGTTTACTTTGCAGACTTGCATACCTCAGTACAAGATCAACAGACCGGAAAGATAATATGACAGATTACGTGCCAACAGGAAAACCAGACGACGGTACAAGATACGATGCGAGAGCAATACGCAGAGAGTTCAACCTGATAGCCGCGGGTATAAGCTCCAAATCAGACTTAAACTCAGACAGTACGGTAAGCACCACATCGATGCTGATTGAGAGCCCAGCTACAAAGACATTCACCGCGGAGACTGGTAAGGATTTCGCACCAGGCCAGACAGTCTACATAGCAGACGCGGCAGCTCCTGCGGCCAACAACATGACAGGCGTCTTGACCTCCTACGCGAAAGACACGACAGGTATTATGATCGTAAGTGTAACATCCCATAATGGCTCAGGTACTAAGAGTGATTGGGCCATAGGGGTGTCTAACCAGTCAGGAGTGACGCTGGGGGCCAACACGTTCACTGGCGCACAGAACTTCGCCCGGGCAACGGTGGCCTCCCATGCGACTACAGCCGATATATGGGGTGCGGCGGGCAACCAGATAGATTTCACGGGCATTGCTACTGTCACCGATTTTCCTGATGCGCCACAGGCAGGCGCTACGAGAACACTTATATGCGCGGCTGGCTGCTCGTTCACTGCCAGCGCGAACATGATCATAGCTGGCCTTGCCAGTGGCGAGACGGTCGTATGCGTGACTAACGATAAGATTATTGTTGAGGCCGTAGCACTAGATCAATTCCACCTACACAGGATCAGGTACGACGGGTTCCCGGCGCTAGCCCCTAAAGGCGGCTCCGTGTTCTACGGGCACACGGGGAACGGGCACGGTTCATCAAGCACCATGAAGAGGCGTCTCACCACAGTAGTCACCAACACAGGGCAGTCTGTCGATTGGACGTACACCGACAGCGCGACGCTGGGCGGCAAGATGACTTTCCTCCGACCTGGCGTGTACTGCATAACTTATGCTGATATAGGCTCCAAGCAATACGGATTGTCTAAGAACCAAGCGAGTGCAGGAACCACAGTCTTCGACTCGTTAACCGCCGCAGAGAAGTTCTTAAGGGTGGCCGGTGAGTCGGGCAACGAGTTTAACTGCGCCTCTATCACATCGTTCATGACAGCAGGGGACTTTATAGAGATGGTAACCAACGGAGCAACGTGGACCACTAACGCGAACGCCTGGACTGCATTACGGGTCGAGAGGTTATTCTAATGTATAAGCTACTGGTAGAGTACCCTGACGGGAATCAACAGGTCGTAGAAGTAACCGATAGCGGGAGCTTCTTCGACAAGACAAGGGTCTTGTGGGACGAAAGGACAGATGGAGAATTACCTGACAACCTCGAACTCGGAAAGATAGCGAAACAAGAAGACGAGCTCGTTGTGCTGCCTGATTACAAGCCCGAATATAAAGAACTGTTGCAGGAACGTACCGAGGAGTTTATAAAAGAGCAATCGAGTATTCTATGGAAAGCCGCTTCCGACTACATAGACGCAGAGATTAGTGGGGTTGGGCTCTCAATACTCGCGACCGGGGTGACAAACCAGAAACCGAAAGCGGTGGCGGTAGCGCAGTGGTGCGATTCGATATGGGCAGAATATTTTACAAGGAAAGACAAAATTGCACCGGCGACCAAGGTGAATACGGATTTCTCTATGTTCGGCGAGAAGCCTTTCTCTGTCATGGAGTTGAGGGAAGAGGTCAAGGATCTGTGGTCAGCATCTAAATAAAAGGAAGACGTTATGGCTCTACTCACGCAATCGAATATTTATAAGAACCCACAGGCTAACATACTGTACGGCCCTGCCTCGGGTAAGTACACTCCGCAACAGATAAGAGATTACATAAAAGCGCCGGGGCGTAAGGATGACGAGATCCTAGGTAAGGCTCTTGCAGAGGGAGTAACCGCTGATGAGATAAGCAGCGCGATGGCGGGAGACCCAGGCTACGCCCCTGACAAGGTAGCCAAATATTTGGCGGGAAAAGGCATAACCCGAGACCTGGCACCGACAGCCGATGTTCCGAAGGTACAGGCACCTGCCTCCGTATTACCTGGGCAGATTACGCTGGGGGCTAAAGACACCGTAGCAGGGCAGATGCACGACATCCTGCAAGACTCGAACAACCCACTGAACGTACAGGCACAGACATACGGTGAAGCATTCGGCAACCGCAGAGGGCTACTCAACTCCAGCATAGCAGCGTCGGCGGCTCAGGACGCCTTATATAAAAACGCGCAACCGATTGCGGCTCAGGACGCGAGCACCAATTACGACTCGAAGAAGACAAACGTCGGGAACAAGCTGACGTCCGATATGTTTAACAACGACTTGACATCCCGTGTTGGGATGTTCAACGCCGGTACCGAAAAGGATATATCGATCAACGATAAGAATCAGGCGGTAAACCAAGCGATAAACACCCAGAACCGCAGCATGGACTTCGCTATCGCCAACATGGACGCTGGTAATAAACTGGCAATCGCCCAGGTACAGGCAGCAGCGAATGACTCAGGCATTATGGGCGACTTGGGTAAATCCTTCATGAGTCTGTATCAACAAACTGCAGCGGATCCGAACATTAGCCCAGAAGTTAAGGCTCAAATCTACAATACATTGAAGAGCCAATTCGAGCAGGTGTCTGGGTTGCTGCCGAGCTTTGAGAACATCGGCAAGAAAATATCTTTCGGATCAGCTAGTGGTTCCGGTGGCACTAGCTTTGAGAACACACCGGCAGGTGGACTACTGACAGGGGGTACAGGTTCTGGATCTTCTGGCGGATTGGGTGAGTCACCTAAACTGAAGGCTTCTATCGACAAGGTCAACGTCTTGGGGTACAAACCGGAGCCACAGGTTATGGCAGGGGTGGCCGCTTACGAGAGGGCGACGGGCGGTAAGGTAGACCGTAGTCTGGTGGTACCCGAGCAGTTGATAGAGGACTTTAAGTATCAATCGCAGAACGGATTCACTACCAGCTACCTGTCAAGCGACGGCACAGTCAAGAAGCGTAATTTCGAAGCCTATGACTTCCCGGCACTACTCAGAGCCGCGGGAGTAGAGGGCGTGGGCAACCTGCAGAAACTGTTTATCCCGGTGCACCCTCCTGGCAGCATGAGGGCAGACAACCCGATGTTCTACGTCTGGAATACCGACGTGCTGGAAAAACTTAAATGAAGATAGAATTCACCGACGATGCGGCTTTCGTGCTCAAGTGCTTGACCTCCCCAAAGGTCTGGCGCATGGGCACCGACGACGCCTTCAAGAGCCTCGACCCTAAGTCAGACTCGCTGAAGTTAGACAAGGGCAACGCCTGTTGGGTAAAGACACCATACGGAGTCTACATAGGCCTGCCTACTAATTGTGTGACGTATGACTGCCACATCGCCTTGTTGCCGAATGCAGGTGGTAGGGCCGTTGAAATAAGCAAAGCAGTCATGGATTTTACTTTCAAGAATACGGACGCCCGGAGACTGAACGCATCGATACCGAGTTTCAATTTACTGGCACGCAGGCTGGCTGAACAATGCGGATTCAAGTTGATAGGTATTAACGAGCAGTCGTTCCTGCGAGACGGGGTATTGCATGATCAACATTTTTACGGTATAAGCAAACCATAAGCCATACCTGATTCAACAGGAGAATTAGATGCCACCATTAGCCGCTCTAGGCACTGCTGCGATAGCTGCAGCATCCACAGTGACGTTAACAGGATTAGCAACCGGAGCAGCTATCATCAGTGCGGGCACCGGGATCCTGAGCCAGATAACCGGAAGTAAAACTCTCGGTAAAATAAGCATGGGTTTCGGCATTGCTTCCGGTGCGGGATTCCTCACCAGCGGAGCCACGTCAGCCCTAAAAGGTATGAGCCCTTCAACATCTGTCGGGGGTAAAGGCCTGCTGGACACCAACAATATTGATGACATCCTCAAAGCCCCTACGAAAGGGACAAAGGCTGCGCAAGCCGAGGGGTTTAAAACGTTCGATAGCACCCCGACTGGTCAGACCGGCAGCTATAATAAATTCAGAAAGGATTCGTATACCGTAGGCCTAGACCCCGGCAGAGGCGCTTACGGCGCAAATGGAGTAGACGCAATGGGCAATCCTAACCCCGCCGCTTTCGATCCCGAGTTGGAGAAGTCCTTCTTCCAGCGTGCGAACGACACC